TTTTACTATAGCATGAAGTAAATTTGTATCAGACAAACAGATAATTTCTACAACATTTGGTATTTTATATAAATCATGTTTTAATGTTATCTCAGGAAGTAATATAGAACTATTTCCATCATCAAACGTATATACAGGTTGTAATTTCTCATAATCCTGTATTGGTTTAAATATAATTCTACTTAATTCGTCAAGCCCTATTTCTTTATTATCTTGTGTAAGAAGATCTTTTAAAAATATTAAGTAATTATCGTCAGTATTAGAAACAAAATCACCAGTTAATACCTTATCGGATACTGTTTCTATAACAGGGCATCTACAATGTTCATTTGCTATCAAATATGCATTATGCATTATGTTTTCATCTTTAAGTAAAGCAAACCCTAATGGTAAAGGATTTTCCTTTAATTCCATTAATGGGCTATATGAATCTACAGACACTCTTTTTACTTTACCATCAAATGATGAAGACGGAGTTTGAAGCAAAAATGTTCCTAATGGGGTCTTTTCTGTTACCCCATTTTGAATTGTTACAAGATATATTCTAATATATGTTTCACCAAACATATCTACACATTCAATAGACGCAGACTCCAATGTATCTGTGTTTAAATCACGATTTATACTAGATGATGTTATAGAATCTATTTTTTTCTTATCTTTCCATGTTATAGGATCAACTTCATAGTATTCATATGTTTGAGTCATTGAACTAGTCCAATCAACCATATACTATATTCCTCCTTCTACTCTTTTTATATCAAAAGATACTGGAGTTACAACCTCGTTATGTTTCAAACTAAAAGATACATTAATATTAGCCCAATACCCAACTCCGGATGGTTCTCTAACATATACATCATTCGTCCATTTAGAAAGTCGTCTTAAATTATATATTGTTTCTTTATCAGAACTTGGTATAGCAACACTCCAATTTGCTGTTTCACCTAACTTTGTTCCATAATAACTAACTGGATGTTTACGTCCGACATAATCAATTAATGTAACATCAGGATTTGTTTTTTCCGAAACATCAACATTATATGGGATTTTAATCATAGAACCTTTCCATGATGGCTCTAAAGGTGCCTCGTCTGTTTCTACTTCAAATTTAGACCATTGCTCAGCCCATTGTATAACAACTGATGGTTCTCCAACTTTAACTGGTTCAATGTCTCTATAACTTATAGTTCCATTATCTTCAGATCTTACAACAACTCTATAGCGAGCATAGTCTAATGCTGGATGAGGATCTGTTACATGAATATTTTCGCCATTTACTATATCAGTTCCTATTTCTGTGAAAGTACCGTCATATTCTCTTCTATATACAGATAATTTACAATTTTCAGCTATTTTAGAATGAGGTTCATCGTTTTCATAGTACCATTCATTAGCATAAGGTTTGATTGACGCTTGTAATGTTTCTTTATCTACCAAGATATCAGCGAATACATCATATGTCGATGAAGTAAATTCAGTAGAGAAATCTTGACTTGTTTCTGCTGTTAAACCAGAATTCATAGATACAATAGCTTTTACGGTATAACTAAATCCGCTTTGTAAATCGATGTCTCCAGGTGTTATATATGCACGTATATCCCAAGTTGGATTAAGTGGATCTACTGTTCTTGTATAAATAACATCGCCAACATTTACTGATTTCACAACACCGACCGAATCAACTGTTTCATACGAGTTATTAGAAATTATTTCTATATAATAACTTATTGGTATTTGTGTATCTGGTCTAGCTTTCAAATCTATACTAAAAGGAAATTCATAAATATCAGTTATTGGCTCATCGTATTTATTTTTGATATCCATTTGCAAAGTTGGTCGTTCATATACATTTATTTCTCTTTCTACTGACCAGTCACTGTATGTTTCAGCAATACCAGTAGTTTCAACTTTCCATTTTATTTTAGAATTCCCATCCAAATATGTTGAATATTCTGGATCTCCAGTATTAAAAGTAAATACACTTATTCTACTTTGATCAGTTTCTGGTCTTTCATTTTGAATTACTTTATCAAACTGAAATGACTCACCAGTAGATTTAATAAGCTCCATATGTAATCTGGCACGTGTTTCTAATGATCCATCAGTAGCATTATGTGTCCAATAAAGATTTAAATTTTCACCCAATATGTTTGAATTTGTATTACTCCAAGTTGTTGGAGGTGCTGGTTTAGAACCAAAACTTAATGATTTTATTGGCGTCCAAGTTAACGATTTTCCTTTATCATTATTAGAACCAACTCTGAAATAATAAGTATGCCCGGAAGTAATACCGGTTAACAATATTTTTGGTCCTTGGCCTTCTTCAGTATCTTGGCTTTCTACTTCTCCAGGATTAATATCGAAATATTCTGGATTTGTAGTCCATTGAACTGTATATGTTTTAGCAACAGGGACCGCATCCCATTCAACTTTAACCCCATAACTAACAGATCCTTGTTCTACTATTTCTTTTGCTGATAAAACTAGAATTTCATTTGGTGGAGTTGGTGATGATTGTAAATTATCAGAATAATCAGTCCAAGTTCCTCTTATTCCATCTTCTCGTCTAGTACCATCAGGTAATGTATATCTAATTGATCGTGCTTTTACTTTATAATAATGACCTGGATCGACTTTAGATATATGAGAAGCATATCTAGTTTCTTGATTTACCTGTACTATAAATGTATCATATTTTACATTATTATCTTGATATACAGCTATTTCTATACTTTCAATCCCAACATTTTCTGCTACATTTTCAAATTCGACAACTAGATTATCATCATTGTCTATTTCAGAATTAGATATTTCTGGTGGAGGTGGTGGATTTTCTCTAAAATCATATTCAACATCTTTCCAACCAGCTATATCTTTTCCTTCATCATCGACAGGTTTTACTCGAACTCTGCATTTAAATCTATCACCAGATTCGTCAAATGTGTACGTTGATGCTTTTTGTTGATCCGATGTGAAAGTTTTTTCTTCTTCACTTACTGTCCATATTCTTCCACTAAGATCATACATTTCGTATCTTATCTTAAATTTTGAAGCGCTATGCTCCCATATGATTTCCATTTCTCTTTGTGTATTAGCTCTCAATGAAAACCATACAATATTTACTCTATTATCAGAAGGAGCAGGTGAAGGAGAAGGCGCTGGTGCCCCTCCATATCCTGGTGTAACCCCTGGTATGTTAAATACATTACCAACATATATAACATTTGAACTTAACCCATTAGCTGTTTTTATCTCTGGGTATCTTCTTCCATTACCCATGTAATCTAAAGCTATATTCCATAAACAATCACCTTTTGCTACATGATAACGTTTATTATCGTCCAAATATCCGCTAGTATGAGCACCCATAATTACACTCTCCTTTCAACTTCTATAGCATTTATTAATTCTCTAACTGCATTATTAATATTGCTATCGTCATTATATGTTATACCATTAATATTATATGTATTGCTAGAACCACCAGAAAGTGACCTACCCAATTTATCTATAGCAGAAACAACGTCGTTATTTCCTGCATTTTGAATTTTAGAATTTATTCCATATCCAATAGAATTTAGATTATTCAAAAGACCAACTGAAGGAGTAGCAAACATTGAACTAATAGTATTTGCGCCAGCTTGTACATCACTTAAATCTAAAACTGGCCTAATTGTAGGACTAGCATCTATATCTGAATTTACAGCTTCAGCTATTCTACTAATAGAATTAGATAATCCAGATGTAGCAACTTTTCCTATACCAAAAGAACTATCATAAACTCTATCTTTTAATTCGTTAATACCTATAATGAAACCTTGATCTAGATAATTACCTAATTTCATTCCTTCTTTAGATGGTGAATTAGAATTCTGCCCATCAGCTATACCTTGCACTGCTTTTTGTGAAACTGCTTTAGCTTTAGCATATACTTTTGAAAGAAGGTCACTATTTGATAATCCATTGATATAACCTTCTAATAAATCTTTTCCAAGTTCTTCGCCTTTTGCTTTCAAACTAGTAGCAGATTCAGTTCTATCTTTCTCTGCTTCACCTCTTATACTTGTAAAGAAATTTGATAATGCTGCTGCTAAAGAACGGTAACCATTATTAGATGTTATTTCATCACAAAAACCACTTTGTAATTTTGCTAATGCATCTTTTCCTATATTAGTAAATCCATCTAGAAAATCTTTTAATGGTTTATATGATTCAGATGTTAAATTATTTTTAAATGTATCAAATAATGCACCAATCTTATTTAATTCTTCTACCATATGTGTAGAATCATATTTTGGTAAACTAATATCAACAAAATTCTTTATTGCATCCAAAGTATTAGTAACATTTTTAAAGTCTGGAGTTTTGTAAGATTTGTTAAAGAAAAGCACATTAGAACTTAATTGTACAATTGTGCTAGATGTTTGTTTAAAATCAAAAGATTTATTAAATTCTGTTAATATAGCTCCTGCATTTTGAATTCTTGATCTAAACTCATCAATGTTATCAACTTTGTAGTTGTCTTTTTCAAATTCTGTTATTAAAGTTGTTAATATAGGTCCTATCTTTTCTAAATTCCCAACTGCAGTTTGTAAATCACTATCGCCAAAACCAAATTGTGTTTTACTTTCTTTAGCAAAATCGGTTATAGCAGATAACATATTACTATATATAGGTACAATGTCTTTTATTGTATCAACGTTTAACTTCATACCTTCTTTAGCTTCTGTTAATTTATACCAATATATTTTTCCTTTATCTTGATTATATATTAGATCGTTTTCACCACTTAATACTGAAGTGAAATCCTTTAAAGCTTTAGCTATAATTGGGAATGTATTAGTAAAACTTGTAATATCTAAACTATCTATATATTCAACTTCTTCTTTTGTTGGAAATAAATCAAAGAAATCCCACCATTTATCGTGGTGTGTTGTTGTAACTTTTGTTCCTGTACTATTTAAGAACGATGTTGCATCTGCCATTGCTTTGATTGCCTGTGATGCAGTTGTTACTGCATTAGATACATCAGATGACCAATCATACTGTGACACCTTACCTGTATCTGGATCAACAACAGTAGTCAATGCTTGAGCAAATTTTACTAAATTTCCAGCAACCAAAGGAAATTGATTTGAAAATGCTTCAAGACTTTGTGTTCTTCCCGTCCAATCAGCTACGATACCAGTTCCATCATTTGGTAATTCACCAGCTGCTTCTGCTAAATCTTTTACAGCTTCAGCAGCAACGCTTACTGCTTTTATATCGTCATCATCAAACTTATTATCTATTAATGCTTTACTAAACTTTGTTAATGGTTCGGCTAAATCCTTAAAACCATCAGCGAATTCATTTAATGTCTGAACTGATCCACTAAATGTTGTTTTTAAACCACCACGTCTAGGCAATGCTTCTTGTGCTTCTGCTAATTTCTTAATCGCAGTAGAAGCTGCTTCTATGACTTTCACCATAGTATCGACATATTGGTTTAATCCTTCTGATGCCTTATTAGATAGTTCATCATTACCTGCTGCTTTGCCCATGCCAACCATTTGCAATTGCATAGACATCATAGGGCCTAATAAACCTGTAACAAATGAACTTAATGATGTTCCTAAACCAGAAATATCTTTTCCAAATTGTTCAAGACTAAATGCATCTCCAGTGAACATACTTAATAAGTTATTTATACCATTTAAGAATGCACCGGCAGTCAAATATAAAAAGGCTTCAGATAAACTTTTTACTCCTCTAGCAGCTCCTTCTGGAAAATTAGCCATTACAGTTAAGAATCCATCTTTTCCGCTTAATATTTTTGCAAATTCTGACAAATCTTCTGCTAATATTGTTAAAGATGATTTTCCAGTAAATAAACCAAACAAATAATTTATTCCATTAATAAATGACGCAACTGTCAATGCTATTACAGAAGCAGATAATATACCAATACCTTTTAGAACGCCTCCATTAAACTTTTTCATAGATTCTATGAATCCATTTGGTCTAGATAATTCTTCACCAAAAGTAGATAAGTCTTTTGCTAATTTGACAAATACCGCTCCAACAAAACCAGCAATAGCTTCACCAATACCAACTAATAATATTTTTAATATTTCTAAGCCATTTTCGACCATTTGTTTATAGTCATATAATGCTCCTAATAGTAATACTATTGCTGTAACGGCGGCTACTAATACTGCGATTACACCTATACCAGCTAATGCAGCGACTGCCCCAACACCAACAGCTGATAGTAGTAATACTACACCGGCCATTGCTACTAAAAATATAGTAATCATGGTTAATACCATAGCCGCATGTTCAACATCTTTCAATTCATTTATTGCCATAAACAATAAATACATTACTCCGGCAATGGCTAATAACCCAACACAAAATACAAGAAATGATACTATACTAGATTTAGGTATTTTATCAGTTATGACCATCATTGCTGCAACCGCTACCATTAACAAAGTTATGGCAGCAATACCTGAAACGGCTGCATTACCATTATCAGAAAAACCGCTTAATAACCACACTATTAAAGCTAATTCAGCTAAAAGCCCCAAAATCATGCCAAGAGCTCCATAGCCTTTAAAGTTGTTCAATTTACCAACTTGTGAAATTAATACAATTACTAATCCTATTAAAATACCCATAGCTATTGTAGGAGCTATTAATTTTTCAGGTTTTAATAATGATAATAATCCAACCGATAATGCTAATGTTGCTATAACTGCAGCTATAGCAAGTATGGATTTATAACTAACTAGTCTAGCATTTCTTGACACAGCTATCAATCCAGCTGCCATTAATGAGAATGCAAGTACGAAAGCTGTTCCTATTGCCATCTTTACAGGATCTAAAATAGATATTAGACCAGCTGTAATCGCCATTAACATAATAACCGCACCAATACTTAATATAACTTTTGCTGCATTAACCATATCTTTTTCTTTAATTTTAGATAATGATTTTATTAAGAAATAGCACATTGCTCCAAAAATACCTATAAATACTGTTCCTTGTATTAACTCTAATGTGTCCATTCTGCCTAAAATTTTAACGGTGAATGCCATTAATAACAAAGCAGCTGATATGGATAATAACATATTACCCATTTTATATACTTTGTCTCTGCCTTTGGCTAACAAATTAGTTGCTAATATGAAGGCTCCTAATATTAAAGCAAATAACGTGATCGCTTTCTTTCCTTGCGATAGTTTATCTGGGTCCATATTACCAAGCGTTTTAACGACACGAGCCATTATCCAGAAACATAAACCTATCATTAACAAAGTAGAACCTATTTTGGCTAATGATTTATCTTTTCCTGTTAAAAGTTTAGTAGACCAAATTAGTAATCCGATCATTATGCCGAATTTAATTATCGTGTTCATACCTTGGTCTAAAACAGCAGGGTCCATTTTTCCAAGAGTTTTAACAACTCTTGCCATTATCCATAAGCATACACCTATGCCTAAAAACATTCCACCAAGTTTTAATAAATCTTTTTCTGAATTGCTAACAATTGCTGATATAGCTATAAGTCCACCCAATAATATTATTATTCCAAGTATACTAGGCCAAGCTTTACCCCAGTCAATATCAGTTAAGCTTTTAAGTGCTTTACTCATCATTTTTAATGAAATACCAAGGGCTATCATAATGGCAGCCATTTGTAACATCGCTTTAGATTCAGTTCCCAATTTAACAGCAGCTAATGTTAAAAGACCTAAAATTATAGCTAATGCTGCTATAATTTTTACACCCTCCCACATAGTGGCTATGTCTTTTGTACCTAGATAAGACAATGTTAAAACCATTATTGCTAATGTTATAGCTATGGTTTTCATTGCTTGAGCAATTAAATTAAAAGATGCTGCTCTAGCTAATAATTTAGCTGATTTACCTATATCTGTTAAAAAGTCGCTCCAACCTTGAACTAAAGAGGTTATTGCACTTATCGCTTTAACTATTCTTGTAATGGCATATATTATGCCAATACCAACAGCTGCAAATAAAATGGAACCAAGATCCATATTCTTTACTATTCCAAGTATTGAACCGGCTAATTCTTTAATGATGTTAAATATCCAAGAGGCCATTGACCATATTCCTTCGCCAAGACCTTTTACTATATTTACACCATTACTAAACATTTCAGTAGATGGTGAATGAATTCCGAAAATTTGTTTAAATTTTTCTATCATGAATGAGGCGATTTGGCCCATAGCATCAATAGCTTTGCCACCCCATTCTTTTATACCATTAACTAAACCATCAAATATATATTTTGGTATGTTATCGGTTTCTTTAAGCCCTTGCCACCAAGTTCCAAATCCCTTTCCAAAATCAGATAAGAAATCTGTAACTTTTTTAACAACATCGTGTACTGATATCCAATTCTTAACCCAACTATGAACCGTTATTATACCATTTGCTATTGCTTTTGTCAACCATTCTATTCCTTTTATAACAAATTCATTTTGAGTTATGAAATCTGTAAATCCAGATATCATTCTTCCAACAGCAGCTGTAAAATCTAAAACGTCATAACCTAATGTTTCTAATACAGTTTTAAATATTGTCCATGCTATTCTGAAACCAGCACCCATTACAGTCTTTATTAATTTTAATATACTAAATAAACCTTTGAATGTATCGGTTAATTTACGCATATCTTTTTCGTTTTCAGTTGCTTTTCTCAATTTTACAGAAAATTCATGTAAATTGTTTATTGCCATATATAGTTCACCACTACCAAGTGGATCGAAAACTTCTCTCCATGCCTGGCCAATGGCATGTGCAACGTTCTTTATTACAGCACCAAGATTCTGAACTACTCCTTCAAATTCATATACCGCATTTTCATCCTCATCATATACTTGAAAACCTCGTTCGTCTAACTTCTTTTTGCCAAATAATAATTCACGAGCGTTATGATTTTTCATCTTTTTAACAAGATCGTCCATACTCATACCATATTTAGCAGCAGTTCTTTGTAAAGAATGATACAAACGAATTTGCTCTTCATCTAGACCCATTTTTTCTAGAGTAGTATCAGTTAATTTTTCTATCGATTTACGTTCTTCATTAGTTAGTGCTATACCTTGCTCTTTTTTCTTTATAGCATCAGCAGTTATTAAATTATGTTTCAATTCTGCGTCTATAACATCTTGTAATGTTAGCCTATATCCATTATAACTATTTTTCCAACTAACATTACCATTTGCATCTCTTGCACCAAGATTGACTAACTCTTGAACTGCTTCATAATTCCAACCTTCTTTTTCTAGAAGACCTTTTCTATATGGCTGATTTTTAAAATCTCCATTCCATACTCTATCAACTATGTTTTGATATTCTTCTAAGGATTTTGTAGTAACACCTGCTTGTTTTGAAATATCTTTTAAACCTGAAGCTAAATCCATTCCAGATAAAACTTTATTCCACATAGCATCAACGCCTTTAAAATCAAAAGCGTGTCTTACTATTTCTTCTATTCTATTTATTGGCTCAACAAATACATCATATAAAGTATTTGCTAAATCAGTCCAAATTAAAACTTGTTTATCATAAGCGCCAAAAATATCAGTAAATATTTTCATCCAACCAGAAGAAGCTGCATCTTTAGTCGCATCCATTGCTTCCTTGAATGTTTTTGCTTCCTGTGCTGATTTAAGAGCCTTAACTGATAAATAATCATAGTCTTTAGCTAATTTTGCGATAGCTGTAGATGCAGCTACCCCATTTTCTTCTACATATTTATATACTGCTTCTGTAAATGTGGCGAATTTACCAAAAGCACGTTCCATTACTTTTGTATTAGCCCATTTATCTTTTAATGATTCATTGAAATTACCAATTGTTACTTGACCCTTTTTAATTGTACCAAGTTCTTCTCCGGCTTTTATCAACTCTTCAGTTAACTGTTTAGAATTAGCTCCAGCTAATTGAACAGATTTCCAATCCATCAATTGTAAATGACCAGCACCATATGATTGGTTCAAGTTATATATTATTCTACTAAACTCGGCAGCACCTTTACCTGCAAAAGCTGTAGCATTAGCCATACCCATTATCATAGGTATTAATTTGTTTATATCTCCACCAGTTGAAGTCATATTTGCTAATGCTGTTGTCATATCAGTAAAACTATAACTTGTTTCATCCGAATACCACATTAATTTATCTAGATATCCTTCAATCTCTTCAACAGATTTTCCAGTTGAATTCACCAAAGTTTGAACAGAGCCCATTTTTAAGCCCATTTTGTCCCAACCAGCTGTTACATTATCTATAGATAAAGAAGATACTATTCTTTTTCCAGCGGCCATAGCAGAATTAGTTATATTTACTAATGCTGTTGTCCCAATAACTTGCATAGCACTAAACTTAGCACTAACTTCCTGCACTCCTGAAGATATACCACTTAAATCTACTTTTTTAGCAGATTTTCCGATTTGTTCCAATCCGTCAGATGCACCTTTAAGATGCAATTTGGCTTTCAACTTTTCAAGAGTAGACATAGATTGTCTAGTATTTCTTTCGAAATCAGAATTATCAAATCGCATCTCGACAACTTTTTGATCAATAGTTGTAGACATTATTTATTTACCTCCTTCCATAAATTTTCAGCTATTTCATTAAAAAGAGGTCTTATTGCTGGGTTTATATAATCAATACCTTCTACCCAACCTCCAGTACCTGTAGCATGCCCATATTGGATTATTATAGCTATAGGAACATTTTGATTAAAGTTAGAGTTTAAAAAAGCAATAGAGACCTGATTACCTTTTCTTTCTATTCTATAAGACCAAGAATCAGCGGTTTTACCTGTATCTTTTGGTGTTGTTTCACGTAGTGCCGCTACTCCCATCTCTCCATATTTTTCTAAATTTGTTTGTTGCAAAACATGTCTCGATCTATGTAAAAATTTTGATGTGTTTTCAAAATTACCTTTTTGTCTAATTGTAATCATTTAGTCACCTCTTTTATTTTATGATAATTTAGAGAAGCACACTATGTACGTTACATTAAGGGGGCCTTATTAACGTTTCATAAAACATAATGCACTTCTCTAAGTTAGCATAAAACTAACTTTTTGCTCTACCCTCTAGTATTTAATTTACTTCGTCTGGCTGCATTCAAAGCAGCATTACGACTCATTAATTCTCGTTTATTCATTTTCTTAGGTGGTGTATTTTTTATATTACATACTCTAATTAATGTTAATAAACGATTTAAATGCCAACGCTGACATTCCATTGGAACGTTTAATGCTATCATCCAATAATATATTAACTCAGACGTAACAGTTTCATTACTTTTTTTCGAATTTTTATCATAAAACACAGTTGCAGTCATAGGTGAGTTTATATAATTATTTATAGTTTCTATATTTTCATTGGTTAAAGCATTATAAACATCCGGATTAACGTTTTGAGTTATAGTCATACATCTTATATAATCTAAAATTTGTTCCGTTGTTTTTTGTTCCTTACTTAAAAACGCTTTGTTCCATTTAGATTCCCATTTAGATAAAGACACAAGAGAGTGTTCCAATTGTAAAGTTTGCTCTTTAGTATTGAAAAACTCTCCAGTCTTTTCATTAAACATTTCTCTTCCAGGTATAGTTATCGTCAACATATACTATTGATTATTATTTGTTGCTTTTTTTGGGATTAAGGAACTAACGTCTAAATTATTATTTTTTAGTTGTTCTTCAATTTTTGCTTGGTCAGCTTCACTAACTTCCATATCTTTAGGAATTATACCATTTACAAATGCTGCAGCAGCTTTTGAATCAGTTGCTAATTCAGTAAATAATACAGAATATGCATCTGTTTGCGAAAAATCTAAAGCTAAATCTCTTCCATTTTGATCTTTCTTGATAAAACGTTTTCCATCTTCACTTTTTTCACCATAAGATTTCAATATTATTTCTTTGAATATTTTTACAATTTCTGGCATGTTTTGTGTAGCAATAATTGCTGCTATTTTATTTTCAAAACCACCAGCTGTACTCATTTGCATTTCTAATAGTTCAGCCTTTGACAAATTGAATAGAAATTCTTCCTCTCTTTCAACCCCATTGTAATCAGTATATTTAATTTTTCTTTTTAACATAATCTTTTCCTCCTATATTTTTATTTAAAATAAAAAGGAGTTGTAATTAAAAATTTACAGCTCCTTTATAATACTTATTTTTACCCTTCTGCTGGCTCTGATGTTTCTTCTGGTGTAACAACTGTTGCTGCTTCTCCTACTAATTCTATAATCTTTTGTGGTAAAGGTAATTGAGGAGCTGTTCCTTCAGATCCTTCTTCACCATCAGTACCATAAAGATAATTTTCTAATACTTTTAATTTTTCGGCATTAACTTTTGTTGAGTCAATAACAATCAATGCTGTTGGCTTCATTCCTGGAACTTCAACAGGTGTTGTTGATAACTCCCAAGAGAATGTGATTGCTTCTGGGCTATCATTTACTGTAGCATATGCTTTCTCACTTGGTGCTGCATAAGCTCCATAAATTAAATGAATTTTATATCCTAATTCAGCATCTTCATCATTACCGATTTTTGTTTGATAAGCTAAACCAAACATTTTACGTTTTTGTTGCCCAGCTGTTATACCAGGGGCTAAAGCTGATTCACCATTGCACTCAGCAAATTCATCTGGATA